TTTTCTTGAATTTCCCTTTGTTCTTTGTAATATTGTTGTTTGATTAAATCTCCCTCTTTTACTCGTCCCTTAACAGTCCATACCATATCGTCGTCACCAGCATCTTGAGAATATATATTTTCATTAGAAAAAATTTCAGAATTCATAAAGGTTGCGTTATCTAATCCTTGAGTATATTTATTACTGCCTTGGGTAATGGAGTCGGAGAAAGCAAACAAGTCAGCTAGTTTTAATTTAATATTACCAGTTACACCTTTAAGATTGTCCCGCATATATTTTTCTACCCAAGCGGCCATCTCGTGAGCCTGTGCTGAGCTACTTACTCTAATTCTGCTTTTTTGTAGCTGAGCTTGAGATACTTTTATATTTACAGGTTCTCCCTGCATAACTTGGTACTGTTGATTTCCTAGATGTTCCATAATCTGACCTGTGTCTTTGTTATATTGGCCAAACACAACTTTATAACCATAAGGAGAGCTTGGATCTTTAACAATGAAACGTTCTTGTGTTCCTTTTAATGACATTCCTCCTGCGTCTGCGTCTGCTTCTGCCTGTTCTGCTTTCATTTTAAGAAAAGCCGTTGCCAAATCGGTATCTCTACCTTTTTGAGCATTGCTTAAAGCCAAAGCTGTATCAACCGTTGGTCCCATCGCTTTACCTGTGACATCGATGAATCCTTTTAAACCTGTCTGTCCTGTTTTACCGCTCATCATTCCTGACGCCAGTTTCATCAAAATTAAATCTCGATCATTGCCGTACGTTCCCGTTAGATCAGTAATAGACTGTCTGAATTTTAAAAATTCCCTTTGCGTTGCCATATCAGCATGATCAAATTTATTTTTTAAGACATCAGCCTGAGTTTGAGCATTCATTTCTTTTTGTTTCGCTAGAATTTCTGATGACTCACCCGATGTTGAACCGCCTGCGTCTGGCACAATTTCATCGGTTAACATTTCTTTTTCGCCTATATTTCCTGTATCACCTAGATTGTCTGGTTTTTTATCAGGACTGCTTTTTGATTTTTCATATATTTCAATGGCTTTATTGACTTCTGCTTCAGTTACATTTTCAATATCTTTAGCAATTGTTTGAATGATTTTCCAAACTTCTTGTTCTTCTTTAGTATATTCTGCTGCTTCAGCTCCTTCTCCACGATAAATCGATGTAGCGGCTCCACCCAAAAATGCGGGGAGTACCCATCCTTGTTTCTTACCCCATTTCTTTGCAGCACCTGATTTTTTAAAGGCTGCAATTCCTTTTTTACTTTTCAGTCCTTTAGTAGCAAGTTGTATTCCTTTAGCTGTCCAAGCCCCACCAAAAGGTATTAAAGCCGCTTCTCCAACTGCGGTTCCATAGTGTCCTTTAGAGAGAGAATCGGCAGCACCATAAATACTTGCCCCTGTAAAGGCTCCACCAAGTCCTGCTTTAGTATATCCATATTTTTTAGGATGCTTCATCATATGTTTGGATACAGGCTTGCCTACATGTTTTGTATATGGTTTCCCAATATATTTTGATGCAGGTTGTGCAAGATATTTTGCGAATCCCTTTTTTCCTAGACCCCAGGCTGTCTTAACTCCAGCGCCCGCAAATTTAGCTTTTTTTAAAGGATTAGCTAACATTGCTGTATTAAAAGCCGCACCTCGATTGAGATCCCAAAGATGTCTTCCTGGGCCTGCTTGCCATGCTCCTTTTAACCCTGAAGCACTTCCATACCAAGGAGTTCCTCCCTGTCGTAATTTAGGAATTTGTTTATGGATAATTTGAGCTTGATGCCTAAACAGTTTGCGGTTTAAGACGGGATCATTCATAAGTTATCCTATGGTGCTTGTTGGCCGATATTAATATTGCTTGTCGGTCTATTGGCCATGTTATAAGCAGCATAAGCTCCAATGCCAGTTCCGACTGCTTGAGCAAACGGATTGGTTCCGGGAGCCGTGGTTGCTGTCATTGCACTCTGGCCCGTTGGTAGATTGGTCATTAGACCTTTCATAAATTCTAGTCGTTGATAAGGTTCGTATTGCCTTGTCATTTGGGTCATACGTTGAGCTTCTAAAGCTTGTTGGCCTAATTGTTGTTGGACACCGCCCGCTTGTAATAAACTTCCAATATCTCGTTGTTGCATGCCCTGTTGAGCTTGTCCTAAACCCCCATAAGCTTGTGCTTGGCCCGCATAACCTTGAGCTGCCTGTAATCCTGTCTGTGTTCCTAATTGTTGTTGTCGTTGATAGGCTCCTAAAGCTTGTGAAAAACCACCCGCTTGAGAAAGTCCAACCTGATTCAGTCTTGCTCGTTCTATTTCAGCTTCAGCTACACCTTGTCTTGCTCCACCAAAAGCTCCTGATTGCACAGCTTCTGCACCCAACTGATTTTTTCTCATTTGAGCCTGTCGAGTAATTTCATCAGTCACATAAGACTGATAAGGATTCATATAAGGTGCAAGACCCGCCGTTGTTGGAGTTTGTGCTGCTAGTGTTTGAGCTCCTCCTAAAGCAGTTGCTCCACTCCCTAAAGCACCCAATCCACTTGTTAAAGCTCCAGCACCTACGCCTGTCGTTCCTGCCGCCGTGAATCCTGCCTGTTGTAAAGGAGGAGGGGCAGCCACTTGGTAAGCCGGTAATTGTACGGGGCTTTGTGCTAATTTTAATGCCTGGTCGTAAAGGCCTAATTTTCGTGCTTCAATTTCTGGGGCTTCTCTAGCAATGGAAACTTGTGTTCCACTAGCGGGCTGTTGGCTACCTCCGCCTCCACCTCCGCCGAATATAAAACTCATATTAAATCCTTCTGATATAAATAGCGTTTAACTTTCCAGCCGAAAGGTTCTAAAAAATTCTTCCAGCCCGGTCTTGCTAAGACTGCTAAACGTTTACATCCATTATCTTTTCCTAATTTTTCTATCATTTTTGCCGCTTCTTTTTGCCAAAATTCTCTTTTTTCTCCTTTAAGCAAAATAACTTCAACCTGCTTAAAATTGGGTAAACTTAAAATTCTAGTAATAAAGCACCCAAACACTTTATACTTGTCTCCATCGTCTGAACCAAACATCATAAAAAGTTGGTATTCTCCAGTTGCAATAAGTTGCTTTATTTTTTTAACATCCATCGGATTGCCATCAAATTTTAATCCTTCAGCAATCATAAAATGAACCAGAGACCAGTATTTATCCAGTTCTGCAGGTTTAATCCATAAAATATTAACTCCTTGCTTAATGTTTTGTTTTTTTGCTAGCATTCAATAAATCAAATATTCTTTTAAATTTAGCTTGTTGACTATAAAAGAATGCCGCTCCTTTTTTTCTCATTTCGTCTTCAGAATTGGGCGCAGCTCCTTCAATGAGACCTGCTCCTAAAATAGCATCGGATCGAGAAACAAATTCGCCGTCAGCTAACTGAGCTAAGATCGTATCTTTGTTTTTATCTCCACTTCCCGTGCCGTCGGCAATCTGCCCCTCAGCTCTGATATAATTATTAGTGTCTTTTTCGTCATGATCAATTTTGGAAGGTAAATAACTAACTCCTCCTGTTGCAAATTTTTGAATGGACGCGAGTCCTCCTTGGTTATACTGGTAGACATCACTTGATTGAGGTCCCCCGTAATACATGACATTAGAAGGGGTATATTGGAAAGCATCTCCTAATCCTGATGTTAATTTTGATTGCTTAGCGTAAGCGTCTTTGTAATCTTGTTCTGTGAATGGTGGATCTGGCATATCTTCATCGCCTTCCATTAAGGTTGCGATTCCTAATCCAGCTCCTAGTTTAGCTCCTGTACTCCAGCCTCGAATTCCTGTTGCTGCTCGACCAGCTACTTTTTCGCCTGCTGGTCCTACTGACGGAGCTATAGCTTTGTCACCCATCGCCCATGAAGCTGCTTTTCCTGGCATAGTAGTTGCGGCTTGTTGGAGAACACTCATATTGGCTGCCTGAGCTCCACCTATATAATTTCCTCCAGCACTAAGGCTTCCTGCCATTTGAGGATTACCAAAAGCAGACATTCCTTTCATTCCGGCCATTCCGCCTAATTGACCAATACCTCCAGCAATCAGAGCGTCTCGGAATGAGCGCTTTGTAGATTTTCCTCGTAATTTCTGTATGCCAAACGTGGCCAATGCTAGTGTTATTGGATCCATAATAAATACTTAAGTAATTATCATTTTAACTGTATATGCGTGTCTTATCAATACTGTATGGATTAGGAGCTATGGGAGATAGTGGGATGAAAAGTTTGAATGCTCTAAAATTAAGAGCTCTTTTTTTCGTCTTTTTCAGCGGGAAGGGATGCGGGAGTCGTTTTGATGAATTCTTGAAGAAGTTTTCCGCGATACAGTTTTTCGCCTACATGAGAGATTTCTTCATCGGCTAAGGCATATATTTTACCTCCGATATCAGTCCAGAGCTTACAGAAATTAAAGTCTTCTCCCAAATAGAGCTTACTTTCCATATTATAGTAGGTATCAAAGAAATTATAATAGTTAGGGCGGTGTGACATCCTACCATTAACCAATGTTTTTTGTTTGATTGTTAAATCAGGATAAGCTTTTATTAATTTGTCAAATGCGGTACGCTTAATCATCATACAGCCAGCGGGTCCCCTATCTACTTGAATAAAGCCATTATCCATAGGAATCTCATTAATGTCAGGAAGGCGCACAGGAAATACATAGCCTTTAGTATCAGGATGATCACTCGGCCTTCTCATATCATCTTTTCTAAACTTGTCAGGATCGACGGTCTTCATAGGATAAACAACACAGGCAACTTCATAAGGACATTCATAAAGTCTAAAAATGGAACGAACAGAGAAGGAAATGTCCGCATCAATAAAACACATTTGATGAGCCGTGGAATCCAGAAAGGTAGCCACACATAAATTTCGTCCTTGAGTCACCAGACTACTTTTCATCATCTGAAAAGTAATATTAGTATTATTAAGCAGGCATTCCTTTTGTAAATCTAAACAGGATTTCATATAATGTAAGCACACATCTGAATGAATAGGTGTGCATACCATTAATCCCTTAGATTTTTTAATGGCTTCAAGCTTTTTAGCTTTTCGATCTTCAGAGATTTTTTTCTTTTCGTCTGGCATAGATAGCTCCTCTTAGAAAGCGATTCCAAAAGGATCCAATCACTTTCCAATCGTAGTAGTTTTTATAGTATTGTTGTTGAAATTTCAAGTTATGACTAGGGTCATTAGCACTCAGGATTCCCTTGGCACTTTTTATAGTCTCAGCAGTTTGAGCAGCTAAATACTTTTTATTAGCAGAATAAGGCATATAAATGGGAAATTCACCACAGGTTTCTGGAATAGCTCCGAGATTCGTGGTGATAAGCATACAACCAGCCGCTAGAGCCTCCATCGCTGAAATACAAAAAGTCTCTTCAAAGGTGGAAGGGTGAACACTTATATCATAGTTCTTTAATTTCCCCACCAACTCATCATGGCGACAGTAGCCTTTATAATTGACGTTCTTTAAATTGCCTGCTCGTTCATAGAGTTTAAGAAATTTAGGTTCATTATCCCTATGAAATTCGTCTCCATAAATAATGGTACTGGAATAAACATCTAAAGTAATATCTTTTTCTTCTTTAATAAGCTCCATTGCATCCAAAAGAACATCCAGCCCCCGCCACGGAGTAGAAAAATAGATTAATTTTAGAGGAGCTTTGTAGGTAAAGTCGGTTTTAAGTTTAAGTTCGTCATAATCAATCCCATTTTTTATAGTGAGAGCTCGTGTATCAGGAATATTAAAAAAATATCTAAATTTTTCATAAGTCCAGTGAGAATTAAAGACATACCAGTCATATTTCTTATGGTTTTCTTTTTTATTAAACCAGGGAGCAAGATTCGGTTGATCGTAGGAATTTTTAATCCATAAAATATTAGGTCGCAAAGGATGAAGGGGTTCCTTTTCAGGAACGGAAGTTGTAATTTGAACGAGGTCTAGAAGACTTCTGTTGCCATATTTACGAAGGTAATCGAATTGAATTTCGGTTCCTCCATAAGGTTGCATTAATTGGTTTTACCAAATACCTCTAAAGATGCAACTGTTATTTCCAAATCCTGTCTAAAATCTTCTGCTTTTGTATCCGTGTTAGCATCTGCAACATCAGCATCAAATTCTGCTTTGGATGCATAAATTTTACCTGTTCGTTTATTTTTAACGATTTCTTTGGCTTTCGCCGGTAGTGTTTTCATTAAGCTGTTCCTTGATCTCCTGTTAGTAAAGCGTAGGAAACTAATCCTTTAATAACATTAGCAGTTCCCCCTTTTATTTTCAAGGCATCTTGTTCCTCTAAAACTACAGGTCCTTTAGCTAGATTTTGGGTAGTCAGAGTGCTCATTTGAATAGTACTGGCTTCAGTAGTAGCAGTTGCTGAATAATCAAAAATGGCTGATTTTACGGTTACAGTTCCTGTGCTCGTATTTTCAGCCTGAATATTTTGAATAATAGCTCGGGAGCTTTCATCAAGTGTTAAAACCGTGGTCATAACATCGGTAGTTAAATCAAAAGGTTGATTTTTATATTGTATTGCCATTAGGTTCCTTGTCCCCGCGAACGTTTACGCGTGGGGATTCTTTTACTGTATTTTTTAGCATGGCGTCCAGGTCTTTTTCGACGGCGATGTCTGATATGTTTGTATCCATAGTGTAATTTAGCCATAGTTCATATTAAACCATTGAAAAGATTGTGTATCGTTTTCAATCGTTCGTTGATATGAAGTGTTAAGTTCGGTTTTAAGCTGTTCTAATTTAAATTTCATCATACGTTGATTAGAAGCTTCATACTCATCGGTAGGCTCTTGAAAAGTTACAGTTACTTTAGCCATTATCTTCTTCCATCAGGTTGAATATCCGCTCTGAAAGTTCCAAAGCGCCAGGTTTCGTTGACGGCATCATTCTCTACTTTCAAGTTAATAAGTCGTGCTCGAGCTCTGACATCCACTTTAGTTGTGGCAGAAGTAATCGAGATAGGACTTAAGCCTGAAGCAGTTTCACTATCCGCAGGATAATCTTTTAAATTTAAAGAAAGTTTTGCCGTACCTGTTAAAACTTTAAAGTCTGGAATAAATCTTCTAATCTTCATAATATATTCTCCATCTCCGTCTACATCTAAATCAAAATCTCCTGATTGAATATAAGCTGCAATTGCAGTAGAAGTTCCAGCGGAATCTACAGCATTATTTCCTTTTTCTTGGGCATACATTTTAGTAATACCTTCTGTGTTTCCATAAACCAAAGGAGTATCAGATACATCAGATGAAGTTAAATATTCTGTAGCATAAGGATCAGGTTGAACATCTGAATCAATCCAGCCTGTTCTTGCTAAACTTCCCGTCGTCCAAACGCCTCCCGCTATATTAGGGCTTTCAGAAAAATTATAGGAAGTATAACGATCAATGACACTACTACTAGCAGTAGGATAAAACCAAGTAATTTCATTAAATAAGTTATTAACTCCTGCAGCTACAATTTGACCTGAAGTATAGTTAATATCATCAAAAACATAATCTTCAACATTACATGATAAATTTTTAACAGTACCATCAAACAGGAAGAAGCCTCCGGCATCTCCCATCCAGAAAACTCGCCCATTCGCAAACGCTGCAGCATTATGACCAATGCATCCACAGTTTGTACCCACCTGTCTTACTGAGAAAGTAAAAGGGGGTCCTACGAATTGCATTACATAAGCAGCTTTATCGGTTAAGACGAAAATATAATCCCTACCTTGAATAGCCGCTCTAATTTCTGAACCTGAAGATAGTCTCATTGTTCCTGCGGTATTGGTAGAGGTGGGAACCCAATCGTTACGATCTTCCTGATCGGAAAATCTTATAAACATCTTGTCTTGTGTGGTTGCCGTACCGATGGTTGTTTCAGTACCTAATAAAATAACGTGTCTGTCTTTTTCAGAAACCATCATAGTTTCAGAAGTTGTGGGTGCATTGGTTACAATCGTGGCTCGTGTAGCAATCGCCGTCGGCACGTCTACATTTTCAGGATCCCATTGAAAGGTTGCTCCTCCTCGAATGGTAGCCAAAAGTAAAGATCCAAAGTTATCTAACTGCCATTGTCCTGGCTGTAAAATAACTTGAGTAGAAGTGGAAGCATCTCCCCAACCTCCGTTACCCCAACTGGAAGTGCCCCATCCATAGCCATAAGTTTGAGTTGCATTTCCAATTCGATAATAAGGTTGTACCGTCATTGAACCGAGGCCCGTGATTCCTGCGCCCGTTTCTGAAGAAGGTAATGTAATAGTGATAGTAGTTGCTGTTGGGCTGGTAAGTACTTCGAATTTTTTCCCTTCCAACTCTGCCACTGTAAGACTGGTTCCTGAACCTGGCAGCGTTACACCACTTAGCATAATAACCATGCCATTTGATAAATCGTGACTTGCAAGAAAAGTGAGAGTCGCTGTAGTAGATCCGTTTGTTGTAGTAAGGGTGACTGAGGCTTGATCTAAGGAAGAATCCAAAGGAGTAATATCGTGAAATTCTCCTTCAAACCAAATGGCTAAAATTTTATTAGTGCCCACCGCAATCCATCGGTTCCCTTGGGTATCAAACCACCCAAAAATTTTTCGACCTGCGCCGGGTAAAATATTAGTTTGAGTTTCTTCCCATCCTCCAATTTTTTCAGGCATGCCATAACGAAAGCGAGTATAATCGCCTCCTACCCAACCTGCTTCTACACCAGAAGGTGTTAATTGTTTATTAAAACCAGGGACAAAATTCACTTTTCTAAGCATACCATGATTTTAATCTATTGTAGGCCTTGTGTATAGATTATCTCTTCGGATATTTGTCTTTCGTTACTTTAATTGTAGCTTTCCAAGCATCAATTCCATTGTGATAAATGTCATCTAACTGGTCTTGCCAAGTTGGATAGGATTTTTTTCTTAAATCTAGTATAACTCTATCAACGACATCATCGTCAACAGTTAAACCCCATTCTTGACAATAGGTAAAATCAAATCCTGATGGTACTGAATCTAACAAAGTTAATCCATCTTGAGCATCCTGAGCATCTTTAGATAAGAACAGAAAAGCATCACAATTTGGTTTTTGTGCTATTATTCTAACGTCTCTTTCAATGCGGTCCTCTGGTGTGCCAAAAAAGGTTTCCCAGCCACTAGCTTCTATTTTATACAGTTTCATATAACCTCCATTTTATCATTATATATCTTCATCCTCAACTCCTTTCAGTTCTATTTTTAATTGTGGATTTACATTACCCTCTAGTATTTTTGTTTTTTGAGGTATTAATCCTATTTGCTTTAATGCACTCCAAGTATGAGGATTACTCATAGCATTACGAATCCTAGCCGCAGAGGGTCTGCCATTGGCAATCATTTCAGACTGGATTTCTCTACCCATATTAACCGTAAATTCGTTTGCGGCATTGGCTTCAAACATCTGTTCATCGGTATAACCTTTAATTCTTGTAGGTTCTGCTATATCATAAAGTTCCTTTATTAATTTTTTTAGAATTTTAATTTCATCTTTAGTAAGTTCAAACGCCTCTTTGAGAGTGCCTTGATGACTTTCAGCTTCTATAATTTCAGCTTTAAGTTCTAGGATTTCATGTTCTAAACCTTTTCCACTATTTTGTAGATGTTTTAACTTTGAAAGTTTGGCTTGGAATTTTAATTTATCAACTTCTTCAAGAGCTTGCGCTCTTATTCTGCCTTCAAGAAATCCTTTTAATGTTTTAATTCTTTCCCAAGGCGTATCGCCTATGACTTGGTATCGGTAATTAAATTCTGTGTTAAGTTTTTGTGCCATAATTTTTTATCCCCAAGAACATGCTTCTAAATAAGCTCTAGCAGTACCAACGCCAGTTACATCTGTTGCAACAACGCCTACATTGGATACTAAATTGCTCATTGAAACCTCAGAAGAAGCTCCATAACCATAAGCAAAGATACCTTTATCATTGGCATAAGTACATGCTGCTTGACTAGATCTAGCTGTTCCAACTCCTGATGTGTCACTTGCTACGACTCCAACATTTGAAATTAAATTAGTTACAGCAGTTGCAGCACTTTCAGTGTAACCAAAACCAAAAAGACCTTTATCATCACCATAACTACATGCCGACAGATAACCTCTAGCAGTTCCTACTCCAGTTACATCAGTTCCAACAACTCCAACATTGGAGACTAGGTTGGTCATTGAAACTTTAGTACTGCCATCATAACCATAACCAAAAATACCTTTATCAGTACCATAAGTACATGCTGCTGGCACAGCTCCTCTAGCAGTTCCTACTCCAGTTACATCTGACGCTACAACTCCAGCGTTTGAAACTAGATTACTCATGGAAACCACACCAGCAGCATTACCATAAGCAAAAATACCTTTGTCCTCACCATAACCACATGCCGCTAAATAATTTCTAGCAGTACCAACTCCTGAGACATCTGACGCTACAACTCCAGCATTGGAAACTAAGTTGGTTACTGCAGTTTTAGCACCAGGAACAGTACCATAACCAAAAATACCTTTGTCGCCGCCATACTCACATGCCGCTAGACCAGACCTAGCGGTTCCAACTCCAGCTACATCTGTCGCTACAACGCCAACATCAGATACTAAATTGGTTATTGCAGTCTGACTACCGTCAGTACCATAACCAAAGATTCCTTTATTGAATGATACAGGTGCATCGGTAACATCATCATCATTAATTGGAATCCAGCCATTAGTTGCATCAGAATAAACGATCTTAACGGCTTGACCATCTGTAGAGTATTCCACAGTAAAAGTGTCATCATCGCCTTGATAGTTCAAGCCATTTGAATCTATTATAATTTTATACGTTCCCCATGTTCTAGCATAGTCAGCAAATACAATTGTATCTCCATTACTAGCCGAAGCGGGTAACGTAATTGTACAAGTATTAGATGTTGTATCAACCCAATAGCCTTCTCCAGCAACAGCCGTCATAGTTGACCCTGTTTCTATAGTTTGCCAAGATATTCCAGCCGCAAGATCTTCAAAAGCTGCCGATAGCCCAGCCCCAGCACTTGTTAAGACCTGTCCGTCTGTTCCCAGTTTGGCTATTTTACCTGAACCTCTGATATTTATTTTACTTCCTATAATTCCACTCATAAATTTTCCATTTTAATTTTAAGAACATGCTCCAAATCCATATCTGGCTGTTCCTACACCAGTTACATCAGTTGCAACAACGCCAACGTTTGAAACTAGATTGGTTAGTGAAGAAGTGCTACCAGTATGACCATAACCGAAGATACCTTTATCATTACCATATTGAGTTGATGATAGATAAGACCTAGCTGTTCCAACACCTGTGGTATCGGTTGCTACAACTCCTACATTGGATACTAAATTAGTTAATGAAGATTGAGAACCAGTAGTACCATAACCAAAGATGCCTTTGTCATAGCCATATCCACATGCTCCTAAATAACTTCTAGCTGTTCCAACTCCTGTAACATCAGTTGCTACAACACCACCATTAGAAACTAGATTGGTCATTGAAAGAGCAATACTACCATCATGACCAAAACCAAATATTCCTTTATCATCGCCATACTCACATGCCGCTAAAGCATATCTAATTGTTCCCACTCCAGTTACATCTGTCGCCACAACACCAGCATTAGAAACTAGATTGGTCATTGAAACATAACTACCAGTATAGCCAAAACCCACTATTCCTTTATCACCACCATATCCACATGCCGCTACATAACCTCTGGCAGTTCCGACTCCTGTAACATCGGTTGCTACCACTCCAGCATTAGAAACTAAATTAGTCATTGAAACATAAATAGTAGTATAGCCAAAACCAAAAATTCCTTTGTCACCGCCGTATTCACACACTCCTTGATAGGTTCTAGCTGTTCCTACTCCTGTCACATCTGTCGCTACAACGCCAGCATTGGATACTAGGTTGGTCATTGAAACATCAGCACTACCATTAGTACCAAACCCAAAGATTCCTTCAGAGTTTCCTTTAGAAGGTACATCAGCAACAGCAGCATCAAAAGTAGGAACCCAACCTTGTGTTGCGTTCATGTAAGTTATACCCACTGCCAAACCATCTGTTGAATATTCTACAGTATAACTGTCATCGTCACCTTGATAGTTCAAACCATTTGAATCTATGGTAATACCATTCGTTCCCCAAGTTCTATCGTAGTCGGCAAATATAATTGTATCTCCAACACTTGCTGAAGCAGGTAAAGTAATTGTGCAAGCATTGGATGTTGTATCAATCCAATATCCGTTTCCAGCTACCGCAGTCATAGTTGATCCTGTTTCTACG